CAGTAAAGGATGGTAAAACAACATGAATACGAACAGCATGATGAACAGTATTGCAGAAGCAATCGAAAAGACAGACACGAAGAACGACAGCGATTACATCGGTCCTGATGGGCTGTTGTATTGTGGAAAGTGCCACACTCCAAAGCAGAAGCGAATCTCATGGTTTGACGGAACTGAAAAGGTTGTCGGTATCCGTTGTGCGTGTGAGCTGGAGAAGCAGAAGCAGGAAGAAGAACAGAGCGCTAAGCGAGAGAGAGAAGCTAGGATAGCAGAGAATCGGTCAGTAGGAATCCCTGACGCTGTGATGCGTGAGTACACTTTCAAAAATGACGACAAGGCGAATCCTAAAGTCACGAAGATCGCAAAGAACTTTGTTGCAAACTTTGAGACGTTCAAAGCCAACGGTAAAGGGATTGTTTTCTGCGGTGGAGTAGGAACTGGGAAAACTTACATGGCAAGCTGTATTGCAAACGCAGTCATTGATCAAGGATATACGGCACTGGGAACGAACTTTGCAAAGATCGTAAACACGCTATCAGGAATGTATCAGGGCAAGCAGGAATACATCGATAGCCTGTGCGGTTATGATTTGCTTGTTATTGATGACCTTGCGACAGAGCGTAATACGGAGTACATGAACGAGATCGTGTACACAATCATAGACAGCAGGTACAGATCGCACAAGCCGTTGATCGTAACAACAAACTTGTCGTATGGAGCTATACGAAATCCGAATGACGTGAATAAGCAGAGGATTTACAGCAGGATCACGGAAATGTGCTATCCGGTAGCAGTTGAGGGAAAAGACAGACGAGCTGAAAACATCAATCTTGACCTGTACAACCTGCTTAATAAATAGGCTAAATGTTTCAAAAAGAAACAAAATACGGAAAAAAGTATTGCAATCGCTTTCATATAATGATATTATAATGTTGTAAGCAGAAAGGGAGATAAAAAAACATGACAAACGCACAGATTATTTTTAATGAAGCAGTTGAACTTATGAAAAATGGAAAGATCGGAACCACTGGCAATCAGTTTGAGGTTGAGGACGAAAACGGCAACAAAATGATGCTTGATGAACCGGAAGACATTCATACATTCCAAGCGTGGAAAAAGCTCGGCTATTGTGTGAAGAAAGGCGAGAAAGCTGTTGCACAGTTCTACATCTGGAAGTGTGTTACCAAGCAGGTTGTAGATGAAAACAACATGACAGAAGAACAAAAAAGAATGTTCATGAAAAAAGCAAGTTTCTTCAGTGCAAGCCAAGTACAGGCAATGAATTAACGATATAAAGGCAAGCCAGCCGCCATAAAGAGCGGGCACGCAGAAAGGAAGGTAAAAAAACATGAAAATTAAGACATGGAATATCGAAGCAATGACAGGATACAAGCCACGCACAACATTTTATGAAGACTTCAGCATTGCAGACCATTTCGGAGCTTCGGCGGTCAGTGATACATATTGCAGAGCGTTCAATTCATGGCAGAACAATATTGAGTACATGACCGAGCTTGTCATGGTTCTGAACTGGAAGATCGGGGAGCATTACAGCAGGAACTACAGGCTTGCCGAAATGTATGATGAGCTTTGGCGCAAGGCTGACCAGTGGGTGCTTGACCATTTCGATGGTGAGGATCTTCAGTATTTCTTGAGAACAACGGACTAGGGTAATAAGAAATGGAGAACAAATAACATGAGTAAGGAATTAACACTTGAGAGCTTTAATGAAATATTATTTGGTGCTTTAAAAGATAATGTGAAGAAAAGCGAATTGATTGCACATGAAATTAGTACGGCATATCAATTGAAAATCGAAGCAATGGAAGAATTAGTAGCTAAATTAAATGACGGTTTGCCATATCACAGCGAATTACAAAAAGTGAATAATATTGATGCTTCTTTAGACAAACTAGGAAAGCTATTAAATGAAGCAGAGCAAGAGGAAAAAGAGAACAACTGACTAGGGAAACCTAGTCTTTTTTTATCGAAAAAATTGCAAAAAAATGCGAACAAGCGTTTGACATTATCATATTGCGGTATTATTATAATGGTGTAGTCAGAAAGGGAGATAAGAAAATGAAAAACATGAACTACAAGGAATATTCCGCACTTATGATAGCTGTAAACAACATCATGAATGACAGCAGAGTCATTAGGATTGAGGAAAACACAAACTGGCGTTCAGATGTAGAAACATTCGGAGTGAACTGGGCTTGCTGTGGAACACAGAGCATTGAGGAATCTAAGAAGTTTGCAGAACAGATCAACAAGGCTTGCAAGATCGTTGAAAAGCTGAACGCAATGGAGATCAAGGTAAACTATTGCTTTGAAGAAAAGCCGAGCAAGGAAGAGTACAAAGCATTGATCGCAAAATATACGGAAGAATTGCAGGGCTGAAAAAGGAAGGGCAAGAGCATGAAGCACATCGAGGATTATGAAGAAACATTCAGCAATGATTGCTACATGGAGCATATCGAAGGTGGGAAGATACTTGTTGTTGCAGGGTATGGGGCTATATATGACGATGAGCAGGAAGCGTGCGAAGAATGGGAGCGCTTGCTCACTGAATGGAGCCGTTAAGGTTTCAAATAGAAAACAAAAAGCAAAAAAAGTATTGAACATCAAAATTATAATGTTATAATAATGTTGCAAACAGAAAGGGATATAAAAACATGACTATCACTACACAGGAAGAATTCAACGAATTCATGGAGAAAGCTGAACAGCAGGATATGTGGAACGACACAGAGGTTGAGGACTGGAAAGAGGCTTGCGATTTTGCAGGAATCAACTACGACGATTATGATGACCCAGACACGATGTGGAATGACCTTTGCAAAGCATGGAAAGAATAAAAAGTGCCGGAGACTGATATATGCGGAATGACATTTGGAGCGAAGAACTGCTTGAGCAGGCTGACGATGAAATCGATCGCCTCAGAAGCGAGAATGAAGACCTTGCTGAAAGAATTGACGAGCTGATGGACGAAATCGATGAGCTGAAAAAGCACGAGTGGATCAGCGTAAAGGACAGACTGCCGGAATGCGAGGAACCTGTATTGCTTTGGACGGATTACGGTGAGATATGTATTGCAAGCAGAAGCGGCGATGGAAAATGGTACGGAAGCTATCAGATTATCGACAATGCAGTTTGCTGGATGCCATTACCGGAGCCATACGATGCAGAAAGTGAGGATAAGGAATGAGTGACTTAATCAGCAGACAGGCGGCGATTGATGCGACATGGGAAGAGCCGATGTACGCAGACCCTTTGAACGTTCTAACGGAAGTAAGAGACAGGCTCAAGGCGTTGCCATCCGCACAGCCTGAGATTATTCGGTGTAAGGACTGCAGATATTACAGATGGGCGAGTGACATGTGCGATTACCCGTATGCAACAGCGCAAAATGTTGTGCATGAAGATGATTATTGCAGTAAGGCGGAAAGGAGAACCGATGAGTGACTTAATCAGCAGACAGGCGGCGATTGATGCATTAGATTTTGAAATTGTCCACATGACAGCTTATTGTGATGGGAAAAATGAGGGCAATCCGTTAGCGCAATACAACAAAGGATTAGAAGACGGAAAAAAAGCAATCGAAGCATTGCCATCCGCACAGCCAGAAAAGGTATACACTGCAGCTGTCACGCTAACGGATGAACAAGTAAAAGAAGCGGTAGAGGAAGCAAAGAATGCCGTTTTATCTGTAATCAAGCCAGAACCGCACTGGACACCATGCTCAGAGGAATTGCCGAAAGAGAACGGACATTACCTTGTGACATTCCATCAGACCGCAACCGAGGAAGATTTAGGCTTTGACATGGATGATACCGATGTTCGCAAGATGCGTTACGATACGAAACACGGATGGAGAACGCCAAGACACATCCCGTCACGAATAAACGATGCAGTAGTCTCAACGGTGCTTGCGTGGATGCCGCTACCAGAACCGTACAAAGCAATAGATGCGATGCGTAGTTTGCCATCCGCACAGCCTGTGCAGTGGATTCCGTGCAGTGAACGGTTACCGGAAGATGACAGAGAGGTGCTTGCGGTCAGTGATGGGTGCGTTTTGATCGCTAACTGGCAAGGCGAGTGGATTAAGTATATAGAATTAGAAGATGATTACACTATATTGGAACCTGTAAACATTAACGTGCAGTATTGGATGGAGTTGCCGAAGCCACCGGAAGTTGAAGAGTGACAGCTAATCATCTAAATGGCATTGAAGGAAATCTAAACGAGGAAAGGAAAAAATATGAGCGAAGCAAAAGGATTCAGCATTAGACTCTACGACGGTCATGAAAGCCTGACAATCAGTAACACATGCAAGAGTGGATATATCACGTTTTACAGTGGCAAGCCTGTAAAGCTGGAAATCTCACTCACTGAGGAACAGTTTGTCGACTTTGTGAAGTATCTAGGAATTGAGGCAGAGAAGATCAAGCAGAAGATTATAGAAAGCGAAGGCACATACGGATTTGAAGTGAACGAAGGAGACGAGGAAAATGGCTAAACTGGCAAAATCATATTACAAGCTGGCAGATGGTGGCAGGAGACTGAACAGCTATATTTGGGCGATTCCCAAGGCACTGGTTGAGCAATCAGGAATTGACCCTGACAAGGATATTCATGCGTTTCAGGAGCATGGCAAGATTGTTCTTGAGCAGGAAAGAAAAGAGGGCAAATGAGCCCTTTTTTAATACAAAAAAATTGCCAAAAAATGTCAAAAAAACGTTTGACATTATTATGAGGCAGTATTATTATAATGGTGTAAACAGAAAGAGAGATAAAAAACATGAAAACATACGATTACAAGAGAGAAGGGAAAACAAGAAGAACTTATACATTCAGAATTTGGGAAGGAAGCAAGATTATCGCAGTATCCAAAGGAATAGACGGAAATGATATTTCGGAAGTCTGTGAAGCATTAAAGGCAGAAGGATATAAGGAAAGATAAAAAGGAATGGAGAACAAAAACATGAGAGAAAGTAAAGGCATAATGGAAGTAAAAAGAATCGCATATAAAGTGTTAGAAGAAAACAGCAAAGAGCGCAAAGAAGCTGAAAAAATGATGGGATGCTCACTTGAAGAAATGTCAGATGATCAAAAAACAATAATGCTAGCTTGTCTGACAGCGTTTCAGGGAAAATATTAAAAGAAAGAGAGCAAAAACATGAAAAAAGCGAAGTTCATACGCAAGTATTATGGCAGAGGATACGACAGGGACTTTCTTTATCTTGTCTATGAATATCGAGGGCACGAGTACACGGTTTATGAAAACATGGCAAAAGGCAATGTACCGCTAGCGTGGCAACATCGGGATGAACAGGCAAACATTGACAACCTGATTGAAGAACAAAGCAGACCTAAAAAGCCGTACAGATATGAAGATTCGGCGCAATACGCACTTGATTTACTTTTTGAGGCATGGGCAACAGGTGACGATTCTGTTTTCAATAAGTAACAGAGCAGTAATTCAGAAGGGTTAGCGGTTCACCTAAAGCAACCGCACCACAGGAAGGAAGATAAAAAAACATGTATAGAGGTGAATGCGAATGAGGTGTGATTTATGCCCGCTATGCCCACCGCAGGGCGAATATGGTGATGATGTGTGCCCGGAGATGGATGGCACATTAGGAATTGTACACAAAGATGGGATGGGTGGTTGCAAGCATCCGTACAATTGGGTGAAAAAGAGAGACGACGAGTACAGCGATTATCTGGGAAAGATGGGCGAGGAAATGGGAAGAGAAATGATGCAGGAAGGATGCAAAAATGAAGATTGAAGAAAGCAAGCCGTTCTCAAGCGGCACTGAATACGAAGTATTTTTATACAACTGGTGCGAGCGGTGCGTTCATTACAAGTTAAGAGAAGATGACGGATTCCCAGAGTTCCCTGAGTTCGGAGGGTGCCGCATTCTTGACGCAATGGAAAATGCGAGGTTTGACAGAAGGTGTTGGCCGTGCAATAAGATCGTAACGGAAAAGGATGAGAACGGCAATGTGAAATACTGGCATAAGTGCACAAACTTTATGATAGCCAAAAAAGCGAGTAAGGATTGACAACATAGAGGAAGATCAGAAAATGAGCAAATTTTACGGGTGTTTAGCAAGTGCAGGGCAGACAACAGTGTTACGCAGAGGACTAAAAAGCATCATGGCAAGCGTACAATCCTACGATGGTTCTGTGATTATGGAGCTACGGGATGATAACGGCGAAACGATGCTCACAGTTGAGATCGCAGATGGTTCTTCATTCTGCGGTGGTGTGAAGTTCTACGGAACTGTGAAGCAGTTTGCAGAGCTACTGGATGCGCATAAAAACTGAATATTTCAATGACTTAAAGCAAAGAGCAGTTCGATATTTTGACGGACTGTTCTTTTTATGTTTCTGAATGAAACAGTTATAATTGACGTATACTACAAAGGAGACAAAGAAAAACAATGAAAATGAAAAACGAGACGTACGATGTGCTGAAGTGGGTTGCACTCGTTGGGACAAACGCAGTTTCGGCATTAGTTATTACACTCGGACAAATCTGGGGCTGGAGTTATGCAGAGGCAATCGCAGGAACGATGTCTGCAATCGGCACTTTCATCGGCGCATGTTTACAGATCAGCTCTGCAAACTACCATAGCGAAAACGAGGGTGAGTAATGACACCGGATACTACAATCAGCATAACACTGCTGATCAGCGTTATTTCCATCATGATTGCAGCCGTCAACAGCGTGCGTACAGGAAGGAAGGATACCCAAGCAGAAATCGAAAGGGAGACACGGAGAAGGAACGAAGAAAATGCAAGGCAGATGGACATTGAAAAGAACTTCGTCAAGATCAATGTGAAGCTAGACGACTTTTGCGACACGAGCAAAAAGCTGATGCAGGAGAACAAAGAAAAGACCGACCAGTTACGGCAGGTAGCAGAGAGGCTTGCAATTATTTCTGAGCGTTGCGACACACTGTTCAAATACAAAGATGATCACGAGAAAAGAATCATCGCACTAGAAAAGAGGGACGACTAATGTTTGGGATTGATATTTCAGAACACAACGGCAACATTGATCTGAGCAATTACGTAGGGCAGTTCGTTATTATTCGAGTCGGTTGGGGAAGTTTCACCAAGGACAAAAAGTTCGAGCGAAACGTAGCAGAGTGCAAGCGTTTAGGTATTCCGTTCGGTGTGTATCACTACAGCTATGCGCTCAATCCTGAGACAGCCAAGAGAGAAGCCGAAGCTGTTCTAAAAGCGATTGAGCCGTACAAGCATGACATCAAGGTTGGAGTATGGTTCGACATGGAAGATGCAGACCATTGGAAAGCAAAGCACGGTTTCAAAATTGTCAGAGAAACCATCGAACCTATCTGCTATACGTTCTGCAAGATCATCGAGGATGCAGGATATTACACCGGAATCTATTGCAGTGAGTCATGGCTACGGTACTTAGGAGAATCCAACAAGCGGTTCGACAAATGGGTTGCAAGTTGGGGAACGAATAACGGCACATTGCAGAATAACACTCAGGAATACGGAACGTTACACCAGTACACAAGCAAGCCATTAGACCGGAACATCATGTATGCCGAAATAAGCCGCTACGATACGTTTGCTGAGCATAAACCGCAGGAAGGTGTAAATGGTAAGCCGAGCGCAGAAAACGGCTCTAATGGCGTTGTATTGAAGCCTATTGATGAAATAGCACGTGAGGTTATGAGCGGAGCATGGGGAAACGGCTGGAACCGTGAGAATGCTTTGAAGCAGGCAGGCTATGACTACAATGCAGTACAGAAGCGAGTGAATGAGCTTGCGCACGAAAAGAAGATCGAAGCAGTAGCACGTGATGTGATCGCAGGGAAGTACGGAAACGGATGGAGAAGAAAGCGGAACCTGAAGCGTGCAGGATACGATTATAACGAAGTGCAGAAGAAAGTGAACGAGCTAATGTGACGCAATACAAGAGCTGTCCATGGTGCGGAAAGATTCATCCTGTAGGATATAAATGCAGTGCAAAGCCTGTAAGGAAATACCGATACAGCTATGAGGAATCCAAGCTACGTAGCAAGAGTGCATGGACTGAGAAAAGCATACAGATTCGGAACGATGCGGAGAACATGTGCGAGGTGTGCAGGGACAAAGGCATCTACAATTATCAGAACGTCGAAGTACATCACATCGAGAAGCTGAAGGATAAACCAGAGCTATGGCTAGAGGACGACAACCTCATTTGTTTATGTAGGGAATGCCATAGACTAGCAGATGCAGGACTCATTGAAAAAAATTATTTACATGACCTAGCATTGAAGCGAATGAAAAGGGCGAACTTGTGAATATCCCCCCATGGTTAACATGTACATTGGGAATGAACGAAGATGTAACGTCCAAAGAATTGCCTACACAATTATTCAAAGCTTGTGATTTTTTGGAAAAAGCGGTCATTTATGCACTATAATGTGCATGTGGCCGTTATTTTTGTTTCAAAAAGAATCAAAAACAGTATGAAAGTATTTAACGTCAAGCAAAGGTGGTGAATAGATGCGAAAAGACTTTGCGGTATTCATCCTTTCGCATGGAAGAGCTGACACAATATCAACGTATCGTGCATTGCGTGACAGTGGGTATACAGGCAGAGCGTATGTCGTGATTGACAACGAGGATGATCAAGAAGAACTGTACAGGCAGAAATTCGGTGACGATATTATCCAGTTCGACAAGAGGGACTATCTTGAAAAGACTGACCTTGGAGTCTTGCACATTGACAGACGTATTGGAGTTTTCGCAAGGAAT